GTTCCCAGCGGTTGGGCCCAGGCTTCAGACCCGCCCTCCCGGTCACTCTCCGCGTGCCGTTCGCACACTGTGGCACCTGCGGCATAAACTCATCAGGTTGTCTGGGTCTAACCGGCGCTCCGGGTGGTCTACTACCTTGGCCACGTGATGCACCTCGGTTGCTGCCGTGTACATCCTGCGGTCTAAGCAGTCAGCACACAACGGCCAGCGCAGCAAGTGCTGATGCCGCAGCCTGTACCAATCCAAGTCATACCCGCGCTGTTGTCTGGTTCCACGCCTATCGTCTACTTGCTTGCGGTAGGTTGGCTTGGCGAGTGGGCACTGCCCGTCGTGTGCTGCGTTGCATCGTGGGCAGTAGCGGGTTGGCATCCATCATCCCCGCGCCTCGCCCATTAACTTCAAGTTGCGGGTGTGAATCCAGGTACTCGCGCCGATCCTAACCACTTCGGCTTGCGCCGTGATGCGGCTGGCAATCTCGTTCGGCTCGGCAAACAGCCGCGCCCGTGTGACTAAGCCATCTCGCTTCCGCTTTACAATCTCGCGCACTCGTCCCGCTTCGTTGAGGAGCTTGAGCGTGCGGAGGGTGATCTTTCGCCGCTTCCCGCAAGCACTTTCGCAAATGCAAGTCGGTCCAGCCAGTTTCAGTGAATCCACGCGCGTCTCCTCGGTGGTAGCCCCTAAGGGCTGGTAGCGTATGGCACCCGCTAGGGAGAGGTCAAGGCAAGTTAGCAGACTGTCACCGGACCCGTTACCAGGATAGACAGGTTTTCCTTGTGGTGTCAAGAGGTTTTTGAGTTTTTTGCTTGGAACGCATATCTAGGCCGTTGGAACGCACGTGGAACGCATGTGGAACGCATGTGGAACGCATGATTTTTGAGTATCTCTTTGATTCTTATATACTTTATTCTCTTGGAACGCATTGGAACGCATAAAAATGAACATGTTTCAAAATCTCGTGTGGTTTTTCATACAATAGGCGCGGAGCCGTTCCATGCGTTCCAACGGCCTCTAAACCATTGATTGCAAAAAAGATAGCTTGGAACGCATCGGTTTTAATCATGCGTTCCAAGCCTGTGGAAAACCCAAAAGACCATTAAAGATCGTTTATCTTAACGCTAGGCCGATTACCGCACGGTGTTTTTTCCCGCCAAACCAGATCGGGTTTTGAGTGATCGCGTACCCAGATGAACGGATCAGATCAGCAAACCGTCGCGGGTCCACGGGCTTCCCGAACCACTGGGAATACCGCTGGCGAAGGTCAGGTAACGCGACACGGAACTCCTCGTCTACCTCGCACTCATCCAGAACAAACGCCGCTACCGGGTCTTGCCGCTCACGATACTGCTCTACCTCGGCTTCACCGGCCGCCGTGAATGATCCGCCGGCATGGAACAGCCGCTGCGCTCCTTCTAGCGCCCATTGCAGGATACCCGGTAACTCATCGGCCAGTTTGTCCCAGATACCACGGTCTTGCTCGCTACGCGGAATCACATGATTAAATCGGACGATAAGAAGCCGGTTGTACGTTCCCCGGCTGCGGTCGTTGATCGTCGGCAGTGTGTTCGTTACGATGACGTGCTTGCAAACCGGAATATCCATCACGGGCGGCAGGTACTTTGGGTCGAACTGGATTGGCTCCTCTGTTGAAACCAAAGTCTTGAAGCCACCATCGGCGATCATTGCGTCTGATGTGAGTTCAGTCAGCAGGTTGACGAGTTTACCAAGAAGCGGCGCGCGCGCTCGGCTGTCGTCCATGTCCTCGACGCTGACAGAGCAGACATTCATGCGTCCGACAAGTTCTCGGATGAGAAACGGAATGGTGGATTTTCCGCAGTCGGATTCGCCGACGCATAGCAGGGCCTTCTTGTACCGGGCGTGAGGCATCAGGCAATAACCGAAGAACTCCTGTAAAGCCGATACCTTCGCGTCTCCATCTGTATCGGCCCCGAAATACGTCCCCAAGCACATCATTAACTCCCGACACTCCGCGCGTGGATCAAACTCAACCGGACAGCACGCCTGGATCATGTCGGTTTTACGATGCGGCCGCAGTGTCATAGACCGGATATCCACTACTCCGTTCCCCACTGGCACCTCGTATGGCTCCAGGTCGCGCCACTTCTGGTTTTTTACGTGCGTCTGCGTGCGGATGTAGTCCGATATCTCAGACCTCCGTTTCTGGCTGGTGTTGAATTTTCCATCAAATGCCGCCGCAAGCGCCTTTAATCGCTCCGGTGATATAAGCTCCCAGAACCGCCCGGTGTACTCGTATAGATAGCCGTCCGCATTGATGATGTGGTGCTTTGCCATGATGCGGTCGGCGAGGGCGTTTGGGGTCAGCTTAGAGTGTGTTTCAATCTCCGCTTCATCCACAAACTCAGCTTCATGGACCACAGCCTCAACCGTCACTGGTGTCGATATCTGCCGCTGTTGATACTGCGGTGATTTGCCGGGTGGCTTTGTGCAAACGCTTCGCGTGATGCGGTCAAGGTCGGCATCGGTCAGCGGTGGCACGCAGCGACTATTCGCCGCCACGAGCGCCACGCGAATCTCGTCAGGTCCGAAAGAATGCGCCCGCATCGACGCGGCAAACTTGTAGAGGGCGTTATCGCGTCCACCTTCTACGATCTGAGACGGTAGATTGAAGCGCCCGTTGTCGGCGTCTCCGGTCTTGACAGCCATATCCACGAGCCACAGCGGCGCGTCGGCGCACGGTCCTTCTGGTGCATCGCCTTCGCAATCGAGCCATGCGTATGGCGTGCCATTCGGGTGTAGCGAAGGAGCCGCGCAGATGTATCCACCAATGCCGCGAATGTCCACTCCTGGGGCGATCTTCCCGGCGCTATTCTTGATGACCGCGCCAGACGGAATCCGATACAGTAGATGGCGACCGCCGCGCCCGGTTACGGCTTCATGCGTGGTCGGAAGGTCGTTCGCCTCGTACCACGCCATCCCGTCAGGGTCGATATCTAGCGCGAAGAACTCGTAGCCGGTGGCTAGGCCGATATTCGCATCGGGGAACTTCGACCACCACTTGCAGATTTGGTGTTTGTCTGTCGTTGCGTCCTTGCAGCCGTTTTGACTGATCGGGGTTTTGTCGCGTGGCTTGAGCGGGTGGACGCGCCAGCCACGTGAGGCGTAGGCTAGGGCGGCGTTAAGCACGGGTCACCGCCACGCCACGCGCCTGCTGCCACGCCTCACGCCATCCCCGCTTAGGCGGATGCCCATACATCGCGCGGAACTTAATCACCGCATACGCTGGCGAGTATGGCGTACCGTCTTTCCGCCGTTGTGTGTACTGCTGCGTTAGAAACCACTCATACCGACGCCGCTTGTCGTCTTCGGTGATCGGCTTCGCCTCGGTCACCAGTTCAAGTTCCCCGGCTACCTGCTTAGTCTGGCTGCGTTTTTTCTTAAACACATACCCACACGGGCATGATTCGTCTGTCAGTTCGGCCACGCGGTCGCAGTCAGGACATACCTTCACCATGTCGGCCACATCCTTCGTTCGCTTACCCGCCGCGCGCGATTCCTCGCCGTCAAGCGACCACTCACGCGGAGCCGTAATCAGACCGTGGCGATACACGCACCCGCCATGGTCGAGAATTACGCAATCATCTTTCCCTGGTGCCGTCCGCAACGCGCGGCCAGCCATCTGTAGATACAGCGCCAGAGATTGTGTTGGCCGCACGATGGACACGCATGATACCACCGGGCAATCCCACCCTTCGGTAAGAACGCCACAATTACACAGGACGGCGATACGACCAGCCGCCAAATCGCGCAGGAGGCGCTCGCGCTCAGTCGTGGGTGTTTCCCCGTCTAGATGCTCTGCCGCCACGCCAGCGGCGCGAAATGCGTCACGAATGACCATTGAGTGCTTAACGCCGACAGCAAACACCGCGGTCAGGCGACCGTGCGCGTGCTTCTGCCATTCCTTGACCACATCACCGACAATCTCGGGCTGGTTCATGGCCTCCTGTAATTCGTCCTGCTGGTAGTCGCCGGCGGTCGTGTGAACGCCTGATAGATTCGGTTTTTTCCGCGCATAGGTACGCGACGGAACGAGATACCCATGCGCGGTGAGGTCGGCCAGCGACGGCCCTTGCACGATGGTTTCAAACGGCGGCGCAAGTCCTTTTCCATCAGTCCGGCACGGCGTGGCTGTGATGCCGATAACAACCGCACGACCGCAATCGGCGATCACCTGTTGATAGCTGTTCCCGCGTATGCGGTGGCACTCATCCACGAACACTAAATCCGGCTCCCATGGCAAGCCGCGACGATGCAGCGTCTGGATACTCGCGACTTGCACCGGGGCGTTATTTGAGCGAGGATGATCAGCCATAATTATGCCGTGATGCACTCCCAGGCCATCTAGACGGGCGCTTGCTTGGTCGATGAGTTCCTTTCGGTGGGCGAGAAACACAATCTTCGATCCCTTGCCGCGCGCCTGATGAATGATCGACGCTGCTACAGTGGTTTTCCCGCCGCCGGTAGGCAACACATACAGCACGCGACGGTAGCCAGCACGAATGCGTTCGCGGATCTGATTCTCTCCGATCACTTGGTAATCACGCAGGGTTTGCATAAGCCCTCGAATACTGGTAAAGAAACTCTTGCAGCGAGTCGGCCCAGATACACGTCACGCCCTGACGCTTCCGCTTCGCCATATACTCGCGTTGTGCATCAGACGGCTTTTTCCCGGTTCCCTTGGCCTCAAACTCCATGTATTCGCAGCCTAGAGGGACGTGGTTCATTGGGCGAAACGCGCGCCAGTCACACTCGCCAACATCGCCCATCGACACAGGGCGTCCGTCTTTGGTGTAAAATGTTCCGACGTGTTGACGCCGCACAATCCACCCCTCGATGCGCAGCCACGTTATGACGGCATCTTCGACTTGATTTTCTGATTGCCTCTTAGGCATGTTTGCTCCTCGCCCGCGTCGGCATAGCGGGTATATCTCTAGCGTCAATTGGTTCCGTAATGGTTACAAGAGGCGGTCCTGCGTTTTACTACGGAGATTCACAGGTTTGTGGCGTCGATACGGGCGGCGCGCCTCATTGGCTTGCCTCCTCGGTCAAAATAAACTCCTCGGCGAACGCATCGAATAACCCTAGGATTGCCCCACGCTGATCCGGCCCGCCGTCAATGATGTATTGCGCGCATTCGAGTTGCTGCGCGCGAAGGAATTCAATCGAGTCCATCGAACAACCCTCCCTGCGCGCCCGCATACGCTTCCGCGCTCTCCAGGTGCTTGATGGCGGTGGCGAAGTAACCCGGCTTGAGTTCGATCCCGATAAACTTCCGGCCCTCATCGAGCGCTACAAACCCCTCAGATCCAACACCGGCAAACGGCGACAACACCACGTCACCCGGTGAGGACCATAGCTCCAAGCAACGGCGAATCAGCCCGAGTTGCAACGGGCAGATGTGTTTCTCGTCCTTTTCGTCGCGGGCGATGCGGAAGTTGAGCACGTCCGTCTGGTCGATATCCCACCAAACAGGTTCCGCGTACCGCCGCCAAATCTCCACGCTAGTCCGTCCATCGCGCCCCTTACGTGCATACTTCGAAGGGTGCTGGTCAGTCTCGCGCGGATCTTGCGCCGGGTCGCCGATGTAACGCTCAAACCCGTTCTGGCGCTCAATCGGCTTGACGCTAAGATTGTCACCCGGCGGCGTCTTGCGGAAGGCGAGAACGTAATCAGCCATGCCCTGCCGGATTTGCGAAGAGTCACGCATGACGGTTTTGTGCAGAAGTCCGTTGTTGTTCGTCCTCTCCCGCTCCGTCACCGGGCATTTCCATACCGTCACCCGGCTATGGAACGTCCAGCCGGCCCGCTCCATGGCAACGATACACTGGCCGGGAAAATCGCGCAGCCCGCTCGCCCCGTCGCTGTTCCGGTATGTCGGCAGGTCTTTAACGTGCATGACACACAGCCGGCCCGTCGTCGTCACGCGAAGCAGTTCCGGCGCGAGGAATCCGAAGTGCGCGAAGAACTCCTCATCGCTCGCGCAGTTGCCCATATCTGCCTCTGAGTCTGAGTAGGTGTACAGGCTGGAGAATGGCGGCGAAAACACCGTCAGGTCTACCGATTCATCGGGTATGCCCTTGATGACTTCGCAGCAGTCGCCATTGTAGAGCGCCCAGTTGCGGCCGTGCCGCTCGTCTAAAATCACGTTCATTAGATCCACCTCGGAAGATTCATCTGTTTTGTGCCAACGGCTGATGCAAGCTGGCGCCGACCGGTACCGTTTTGGATTGCAGCCATCGCGTGAACCATGGCCGCTTTCATCTCTTCGTGCTTCTTCTGTTTTTCGCGGATAGTCTTAAGGACCGGGCCTTCCGTCTCCGCGATGACCATGTAGGCGTCAACCGGCCGCGTCTGCCCAAACCGCCAGGACCGGCGCACGGCCTGATAGAACTGTTCGTATGAGTAGGACAGCCCGCAGAAGACGTGCTTATTGCAGTGCTGCCAATTCATTCCAAATCCGGCAATGCTCGGCTTGGTGACGATGCGCTGGAAGGCTCCGCTAGTAAAGCCAAGTAGTTTTTCTTCCTTCGCCTCCGTCCGCTCGTCGCCGCGCACTTCGATGGCTCCGTCGATAACGCGCATGAGTTCGTCGGCTTCGTAGTTGGTGTTGCACCAGATACACCACGGCTCCTTGCTGTCGCCGATAATCTCAGCTACCCGCGCCGCCCGGTCCGGTGCCGTCAGACGCATTTCCCTATGCAGTCCCGTCGCCGAAACGTCAGCCACCCGGAAGAGTTGTCCGTTGGCGTTGATGGATTGATCGACGGCAACGATCTCTTCGTGAATATTCAACGCAGGCATCACCCAACCTTCGTCGCTGTATCCCAGGTCGGACGGCTTCTCCATGCATACTGACCACGACGCTACCCAGCGCCAGTAGTCCGCCTCGGCATGGCCTTTAAGCCGGTAACCGCCAGCCTTCATGGTGTCGTTCAAAAACCACCGCATGAGCATCTGCCCGCCGCTCATAATGTCCAGGAACTCTGAGTGATTGCCCAGTTCCATGTGGTCATTAGGCGACGGCGTAGCCGAACAGCAGAGCTTGTACGGCGTTCTGGAAAACGAGTCCTGCAATAGCCGCCGCGTTGCCCCGGTGAAGTTCTTGAGGATGCTCGACTCGTCTAATACAATCGCGTCGAAATGGCCCGCGTCGAAATGCTTTAGCATGTCGTAATTGGCAACATTCACGCCGCGCCGCACGTCCTTCTGCGCCCTGCATTGCGTGATCTCGATGCCAAACTTCGCGCCCTCGGCTACTGTTTGCGCTGTTACTGCCAGTGGCGCCAGAATCAGCGCATCTCCGCCGGTGTGCGTACATACCTGCCGTGCCCACTCCGACTGCATGGCGGTCTTTCCGCTGCCGCATTCGGTGAAGAGAGCAAACTTCCCGGCACGGAGAGCTCGCTGTATTGAGTGTTGCTGAAAGTCAAATAGCCGGCCGTTGAGCTTGAACTCACCGTTGATGCCTGTTTCTGCCGTCTGGACATGCTTAGATTGCAAAAATGCCCTGTAACTCATTCCCCACCGCCTTCCACACCGCCGCCATCACCGCTTCTGGCCAGTAATGATGCTCGCCCATGACCGGGTACCGCGAGTCGTGCTGGTGGTGCAGCGTAACGCAATACTGCCGCTTTTCCGCCTCCCATCGCTGCCACGTAGACACCCCATCCATCTGTAACGCCGCCAGCGCCATAGCCGCCGCCGCCGGGTCGTTCGGCCAGTCCGGCACCGCGCAGCTCGGCAGCCACTCCGGCCGCTGGCTTGCGTCGGCCAGGAATAGCCTCCCGTTGTGCTCGGTGACCTGCCATTCCATCACCCGCTCGGCGATCAGGCGGGATTCGGCGAGGGTCCATTGGCGGGTCATTGCGCACCGCCGATCTGCACAGTGACGCGCACGGGCTTGATGCACTTCATGTTTAGTTTTCGCT